TAATTAGCATCAATCATTTTTGCATAGCCATATACAGTATCTGAATCATTGCTTGCTGTCCATGGCTTCCATTTAGATATAAATGCAGTGTCAATTGAATCGTCATCCTCTGACTGCTCTATAAGATCTATTAATCTGCTAGGCTCAGAAATTGAATTAGTAAAATAAAATATGTTTGGTGCTAATTGGTGAAACTCGTACATTTCAATCTCCTATAAACTCGGTTCCAGTAAACCAAAATGATGGACACATGTATTTGTGTCCACTTTTAACTAAATGTGCTGTGTGGCTGTAAGGTGATGAAGAAGGAAATAGTATTGCACTTCCAGCCTCTGGCTTTATAGAAACTGTTACCTTACCTACATTTTCTTTTGCAAGGAAGTCTGGGTGTGGCTTATCTTCATGTTCAACTACTCCGTCTTTAATGGTAAATGATATTTCTCCACCCTCGTATTTATCATTTAAATATAACACTACAGAGTATCTTAGCCTTTCATCTCCTTCTTGCTGATCAAAGTGCCCACCCATAAAAGTTCCAGCATCGTACTTGTTAATTCCGACATCTGGATACATATTTAATGGATCTTCTATTTTATAAAACTCTCTGTAAGCTTCAAATGAATTTCTAAAGGCTGAGCTTATAGTACCAAATATGTAAGAGAATTTATCTAGCGTATCTTCATCTATTAACTTTGATAGCTCACCAGACTTATAGTTTTTCCAGTGGTCTGAGTTTATGTTTTTGTTTGTACCATAAACATACATCTCTCCGCTACAAGCTTCCCAAGATTTCCATTTTGGAATCAAGGTAGTCATTTTTTCATTATCTTCTGTTTTTTCAATTGCAGAAATTAAATCTTCATGATTATCAATTAGTCCTGTTACATAAAGTATTCCATCGTGCAGTTCTACTACATTCATGATATCTCCCCCGATAATTCTTTTGCTGGCCTGCTTGATACACCTGGGCCAGGAAGAAGTCTTTCTCCACGGTCTCTCATTTCAGCCCACTCTTCAGCATCTTTTGCTTGCTGTAGTCTTGCTTCTGCGATTTCCGTTTCCCATCTAGCTCTTGTTTCATCACTATATTCTATCTCTTCGAAATCCCAAAATGATCCAACTGTATACCTTGTGCCCTTTTCTATTGGTAAAACTTCGTGTATATTGTGATGACCACCCTCAAATGCTGCGAGAAGTCCTTTTCTTGGCTTTATTGTTATCTCATGATCTCTAAAGTTAAGTTCTCCACCTTCAAAGTCATCGTTAAGATAAAGGAATGATGCCATTTTACTTCTTTCAAAAGCATTATACTCTGGGCTGTCTAGTGGAGTATTATCTGAATGGAATCCAGCAAATGCACCTTCTATCCATTTTTGTGAGTGGTAGCTAACTTTTCTAAGTGGTCCACCTCTTGTATCTTCTGTGGCAGCCTTAATGCCAGCCTCTAAATCTGTAAAGAAATTTGCTGGTAATCCAAACTTAAACATATCGTCATCTTCTGGTAAGTTTGAAGAGAATGACTCGTAAAAAGAAATTGGTCCCCAAATAAGAGTACCCTTTTCTGTTGAGTGATCCCAATACTTTAATATAGCATCACAGTGTTCTGGTGATATAAAGTTTTCGTACAGTACTACATCGCTCTTTAAAACCTTCTTGCCATCAAGATTATATATCATTTAGTCTTCTCGCTTTCGATACGTCTTGTCGATTTATCTGTTGATAAACTCCGTTTGCCCTGTCTCTTTTCCATCTTTCTCTTTCCATCTCTGCCCAAATTTCTTCTCCATAAAGCTGCTGGTTTTTTATCCACTCTTCAGTGCCTTCATGAAATCTAAGCATATTGTTTCTGATAAAGTACTTTGGCTTACCCGTAATTTTTCTAACTCCGTGATGGTATAACTCATCACCATCTGTTAAGAAATTAGGATCTCCTGCTGGGAAAACAATTACATCTCCAGCTTTTGGCTTATAGTAAAATAGCTTATCGTTTATGTAAAAATCAACTCCGCCGCCTTCGTAGTCATCATTTAAATACATAGTTACGGTTACCGCAAAATTATATCCTCTAGCGTCTCTTTTTTCTACCTGGTAGTCTGTGTGATAGTGCATTGCAAGATCTAGTGCTACTTCTGCTTCTTCATTATATTTGCATATAGAAGGGCCCATTTTTATCCATTTGTTTTTTGTTCTACCATCAACTTCATCAACAAATGATTCAAATGAGTATTCAACATTATTTTTCTTAAAATAGTCATCAACTACTGTAAAAAATACTCCTTCTATTTCTGCTAGAACTTCTCTTTCTTTTATAACCCTTGGAGTATCTTCTGCATCACGAATAAAGTTATCTGCCTCTAAACCAAACGTATACCAATCTTCCCAAGGGTAAATCATTGAGCCTTCAGGATTTACCTCTGACTCTATTATTGTATTTAAAAATGAGTCTAGGTCTCTGAAGGGGTTAGAATAAACAAAAACTTTTGGATAAATTTCTCTGTACTGAAGTTCACTCACGGCTGCTTTTCTCCTGTATGTTTTAATATATTCCAGAAAAATGGTGATGTATATCTATTACCAGATAAGACTGGCCTTACTCCGTGAACGTAATTTCTATCTCCTGGGAAGAAGTAAGCTGATCCAGCATTTGGTTTAAATTCAATTCCTTGTATTGGAAAGAATAGTTCTCCGCCTTCGTAATCATCATTAAAATAAAATATTGATGCAATGTCGTAATGTGGAAAATCATTAGGCGTTCCAGCATCTGGGCCTTCGTGAAGTTCTTTATCTGCATGAGGATCTTGTCTAGTTCCAACTGGCCATCTTACGATAGCTGGGCCCGTTGCCTGTACGTCTACATCAAAAAATTTATCTACTTCTTTTTTAAGTCTAACAATTAGTCCTTCAACAACAGTTACAATTGAAGGGTCATGAGATATATCCATGGACTTTCTGGTACATACTCTGTCTGCCCATACATTTGCATCATATATAACTGTGCCGTTTTCATTAAAATGTGACTCTGTTATATCCCATGTCTTGTTACTAAATGCAAAATCAGTTAATCTTTGCTTTTCTGCTTCTGTTAAAAAGTTTTTTAACTCAACAATATTGTCTGTTGAATCACCAAAAAAACCAGAAGGCGTAATTGATGTAAGCTCTTTGTAATTATGCTCTTTGTTTGTATTTACTTGCTTTTGCATTTTTTCTCCTATTGGTATTTTCTTTTTGACCAAAACTTCTTTTTATAGACTCCACCATCTGGTGATCTAAATGTATTAGCTGTCTCCATATGCTTTTGTAAAATCTCTTCTGCCGTCCTAAAAACCAAGTCTGATTCCCAGTCTTCTCTTTTGAAAGGAATTATTTGCATATACGGTGTGCCTGCTGGCACTACGCCTGTAAAACCTTTTTGCAAGAAAAACGGGATAAGACCTGAGTTAGTTACCTTATCACTATCTATTATACCAGCCACTGTTAAAAATGGTAAATCAAATCTATTAACTGGGGATAGGTAGATTGCGCTATATCCTTCTGGAAGGACTGGTGCCCAATTTGCATACCAATGAAAATGATCATCGTCATATCCTGCTGGTGTTACAAATCCCTCCATCTTTGCTCTTTCTCCAACAAAGTCTTCAAAACCAATATCTGTTTTAACCTTTGTTCTGCCACGCTTTTCATAAAACTCAATATCGCATGGAGTAAGTAGAGCATATCCTGTTGTAAATATATCAAGTATTGCTGGGCAAGACTTATAGGACATTACCTTTGATATTCCATCTGGATTTACATAAGGTACTCCATTTGGATCTTTAATATAAATACTTGCATCTTGCCACCATTTTGCAAGTGATTTGCTCATAGGAGATGGTGAATGAGTGCCATCCTTCTTATTATAAATTTTATTAGAATGAAATGTTATTTTATTTGTCACTGCAGGCCACTGGCTTTCCGTCATTAACTTTTAATCTTAAGGCTTTTATTTCGTGATCACCTATTTTATTACCATAATGATCTACGCCATCTCTATAGAAATTTGTCCATTTGCCAGCCTTATTTATTTCATAAACAATATCTCCATATTTATCATCTGGGAAAAACCCTGGAGGCAATTCAAACATATCACGAACTACTGCTTCTGAGTTGTTTAGTTCTTGTAATGATATTGGCATTATGGATATTACTGGTGTGCCAGCCTTAATAGTAATTACTGTATCTGGTCTAGTAATTCTCCATGCTACTGGAAATTCACCCTTAAAAAATGAAGTTGATATGACTCCAGTAAATGGGTGTGCTCCGTCTATAAATTGATTAGGGACGGGCATTCCCATTATGCTGAGGTTCTCTTCGGTTCTAAACAGCAAACCAGTATTAAAGCTTATGGTTGCATTTCCTCTTGTGTTATGTGCGTACTTTTCTCCTGAAAGAATCTTTACATGATCTGATTCTGAATTAGAAATACCATCCCATATAAAGCTAATATCCTCTGGAAAAGATATCCCCCAACCAAGAGCATTTGAAAGACTTACTGGAAAGCATTTATATGCATGCGCCTCATAAGTTTCGTCCATCCAGGATCTTTTTATTCCTAGCGGCTCAAGCTTTCCATAGTTTGCTCTTGTTTGGTAGACATCAAATTTGTGCATTAGTACTCACTATCTTTTAATGAAAGATTTGTAGCATGTTGCTTATAAAATTCTGGCGAATGTGCAGAATCATTATAGTCAGTCATTGTTACTAAGGAATACTTTGTTCCAGTTAGAACTGGCATTGCTCTATGTGAAAATAGATACGTTGATGGGAAAATAAATAAGTCTCCAGCATTTGGTTTTACCTCAATGCCAAGTTTTCCAAAACTTAATCCGCCGCCCTCGTAATCATCATTTAAGTATCCAACCATTGAAACTGTAGCAATATATGACCAGCCGTGGTCAGCATGCTCAGCAAAGTGTTGTCCTGGGCCATACTTGATAAAGTTCATAGCTTCCCAATACTTCATATCAATATTGTAAAACTTTGAATAGTCATCTAATGCAACTTTTTGAGCGTCGTAAAGATCTTGCCAGACACTATCAAA